GTTCAGGTGCGTTGGTATTTGGCACAAGTCCAGCGCTGACAACCCCGACACTCAATAGTGCTGTTGTTAATAATAACAATGCTGTTTCTGCGGCAGGCACTACACAAGGTACTGCTACTGCATTAACTGTTGACTATAACGTAATTACTACAGCCGCTGCAAGCTCGGGAGTAGTTCTCCCAACGGCGACTGCAGGACGTAGAATTGTTATTGTCAACAAGGGTGCAAATACTCTTAGCATCTATCCAGCAACTGGTGGAACAATCGACGCATTATCAGCAAACGCAGCAATTCAGATCGCAGCAAACGGTTCAATTGAAATAATGGCATCGTCTACAACACAGTGGTATTCTATCGCTCGTGTTAATGTTTACAATTCAGCAGGGACTTTATTGAATTAATTATGTCAACAGTTATGCAACTCAAAAGAAGTGAAACTGCTAATGCAATTCCCACTGCAGGACAAATTGCAGTTGGAGAACTTGCTGTAAATTTGGCAGACGGAACATTATACTCTAAGAAAACCGACGGAAGTATTATTGAAGTGGGTGGATATAATCCAGAATTCTTTACTATTCCAGGAACAATCGATTTGGGTGATCTCGCAGGGGTGAATCCTACAGTTTATGACATGGGTGCATTATAAATAGTCCCAAAGAGGACAAGATATGGCAATTTCTTCAAGACAAGGTTTAATAGATTACTGTCTCCGCAGACTCGGATTTCCAGTAATTGAAATTAATGTGGACGATGATCAAGTAGAAGATCGTATCGATGACGCATTACAGTATTTCCAAGAGTATCACTTTGACGGTGTCGAGAGACTCTATCTCACACACAAAGTTACCACTGCAGAATTAAAATTCTCAGGATTATCTGCGCCCTCTTTCCAGAACAACGAGATGTTAGTTGGTAATACTTCAGGCGCAACATGTATTCTATATACATTATCTGGAACAACTGCGAGAGTAAGCAACGTAAAGGGTGTGTTCACAACAGGTGAAACTGTTACTGGTTCTACATCGGGGTTCAGTAGAGCACTCGCAGCAACTGGTTTCTATACGGCAGGAGATATTCAAAACGGGTATCTTCCCCTTCCAGATTCGGTAATCGGTGTTATCCGTGTTCTACCAGTCAATGGTCCAAGTTCTGGTATGAACAATAGCAACAACATGTTTGATCTTATCTATCAGTTCCGCCTGAATGACATGTATAATCTGCTCTCTGCTGACATGGTTTATTATACGCAAGTCCAACAGCATCTATCGATGCTTGACATGCTTCTAGTTGGCGATCGATCATTCAAATACAATCGTAAAATGGACAAGATGTATATTGACATGAATTGGGAAGAAGTATTAAATCCTGATGATTTTATTGTCGTTGAATGCTATCGTATCCTAGACCCAACAACATACACACAAGTCTATGATGACATGTTCCTGAAACGTTATTCGACTGCATTGATCAAACGTCAATGGGGTGAGAACATGAAGAAGTTTGGTGGGATCCAACTTCCTGGGGGTGTAATTCTAAATGGCAGAGAGATCTACGAAGAAGCAGTCGAAGAAATCACGACAATCGAAAACGAAATGCAATTGAAGTCAGAGTTGCCAATAGACTTCATGGTTGGATAAGACATGCCAACGAACTTCTATTTTCAATCTGGTAATACATCTGGAACCACAAACGAACAACGTTTGGTGGAGGATCTTGTCATTGAAAGTTTGAAGATCTACGGTCATGATGTTTTTTATCTTCCAAAGCAAACTGGTAACCTTGACGGTATCCTAGGCGAAGATGCACTTCAGTATTTCGATCAAGCATATCCTCTCGAAATGTATCTTGAGAATGTTCAAGGTTTCGAGGGTGAAGGCGAACTATTTACTAAGTTCGGATTTGAGTTTAGATCCTCAGCAACCTTCGTTGTCGCCAAAAGACGCTGGGAAGAAGGTGTTGCTCAGAATGCGGTACTAGAATTACCAGGAAGACCAGCAGAAGGCGATCTACTTTACTTCTCAAAAACCAAAACATTTTTCGTGATCAAGTATGTTGACTTCTTAAATCCGTTCTATCAACTCGGCAAGATCTACACATACAAACTGCAATGTGATGTCTTCGAATTCAGTTCTGAAAGAATTGATACAGGGATCGATGAAATCGATTCAATTACTGACGCATCAAATCAAGATGTTTATAGATTCCAACTGCTTCAACAGTCAGGGGACTTTGTTCTAAACTCTAGTGATGATTCAATTATCCTCGAGATATATGCAACTGCAGACACAGATCCACAATCAGACAATGATGAATTCGAGGTAGAAGCAGAAGGTATTCTAGACTTCACCGCATTCAATCCATTCGGTGAGGTACAGAAAAGAGCATAATGTTTTTACGTCAACACTTTTATCATCAACATATCAGAAAAGCAATCATTGCTTTCGGTACGATCTTCAATCAGATTAATGTCAAGAGATATAATTCTGACCAAGAAGTCGTGCAATCTGTTCGTGTTCCCTTGGCATATTCACCAAAAAATAAATTTCTCGCTCGTATCGCAGAAGTCCCAACAACTACTACACAGTCTACTGCAATCATACTCCCGCGAATGGGATTTGAGATTACGGGATTACAATATAATCCTGCAAGAAAAATTAACTTACTTACTAAGAATGTAGCAATCGGTCAAGGCGATGACCCTAACATGCTGCGATCTCAATACACAAGCACACCATATGACATGAATATTTCGTTGTATGCAATGGCAAAAAATCAAGATGATGCACTACAGATTATTGAGCAAATAATTCCGTTCTTCAATCCCGACTTCTGTGTCACCATAACTGACATTCCTTCTATGGGAATCAAGAGAGATCTTCAGATAGTTCTTGATTCCATCAATTATGAAGACGACTATGCTGGTGATTACATGCAAAGACGGTCGATTGTGTGGACGCTAAACTTTACGCTCGGATTAAACCTATATGGTCCAGTCGAGCAACAAGGAATTATCCGAAGCGCAATCGCGAATACATATACGGATATTGAACAACCTACTTATCAACAAAAATATCAAGTAACAACAAATCCAGATACTGCTGCAGTAACTGATGATTGGGATTATGTGGAGCAATTCGATGAATTCTTTGAACAAGGGTAACTATCAAGATCTTGATGATCTTTTTGGAACCGAAACAACAAAGATCCCAGAACCAGTTGAAGTAATTGAAGTGGAGATTCTCCCAGCAACTACGACTACATCTGCAGTTCCAGTGGTTATCGAATCCACTGGAGATGACATTGAAGATGACTACAATGTTGCTCGCAATAAACTCAATGAATTGATTGATACAAGTCAAAGAGCATTAGAGGGTATGTTAAATGTTGCACTTGCAAGTGACAGTCCTCGTGCTTATGAAGTCGTTGGGCAATTGATCAAAACAACTGGTGATACTGCTAAAGATCTCATGGATCTTCAGGCAAGGAAGAAAAAAGTTCTTCAAGATGATAACAAAAAGTCTCAGCAAATAGACACACAGAATAATATTATCTTTTCCGGAAGCACCCAAGATTTACTCAAAGCATTGAAAGCAGAGAAAGCAAAAGTTATAGAACATGATAGTTGAGGAATCCTCGTATCACGGTAATATTAATTTAAAACCGATTGGATACAAACACAATTTTACTCCGGAGCAATTGACAGAACTCGCTTTGTGCGAGGAGGATCCAATTTACTTTATTGAGAACTATTGCATGATCGTTTCGCTTGACCAAGGTCTCATTCCATTCAAACTGTATGAATGTCAGAAGCGCAAAGTCCATCATATCCTAGACAATCGTAAAGCGATTCTTATGGAAGGTCGTCAGCAAGGTAAGACTATCACATCTGCTGCTTGTATCCTGTGGTATACGCTGTTTCAAGATGCAAAAACTGTTGCTATTCTTGCGAATAAGACTTCTGCTGCTCGTGAAGTCATGAGTCGATATCAGGGTATGTTCGAGAACTTACCTCTCTGGATGCAGCAAGGTGTTAAGACTTGGAATAAGGGTGACGTTGAATTAGAAAACGGATCCAAGGTATTTACTGCTGCTACGACTGCCTCTGGTATTCGTGGTAAGTCTGTTAATTGGTTGTATATCGACGAAGCGGCAATTATTCCAAACACAGTTGCTGAGCAGTTCTTCGCCTCAGTTTATCCTACAATTTCTGC